CATTTCTGCTCTTTCTTCTGCTGCTTCTTTTTCCATTTCTGCTCTTTTTGCTCTTTCTTCTTCTGCTTCTGCTGCTTCTTTTTCCATTTCTGCTCTTTTTGCTCTTTCTTCTTCTTCTTCTTTTTCCATTTCTGCTCTTTCTTCTTCTTCTTCTTCTTCTTTTTCCATTTCTGCTCTTTCTTCTTCTTCTTCTGCTTCTGCTTCCATTTCTGCTTCCATTTCGGTTTCTGCTTCTTTTTCTGCTCTTTTCTTTTCTGCTCTTTCTGCTCTTTCTTCTTTTCTTCTGTTTCTTCTTTCTTCTTTTCTTCTGTTTCTTTCTTTTTCTCTTCTTGCTTTTATTTCTGCTTTTGTTTCTTTTATCATAAATTTAATTAATTTAAGTTTTTTAAAAATAGGCGAATATTTACTAAGATAAACAAAATTATTATAATTACTTGTTATAAATTCATAAGTTATTTTATTTGTAATTTGTTTTTTATTTGTATCTTTAATTACACCACTAACTTCATAATAATTGCTATCAATTTCAATATATACAGATTCATCTTGTATATTTGTTCTTTTATACACTATATATTGCTGTTTATATATATCATCTTCTAACATTACAACAGGTTCTATATTTTCACCTAAAGACAATTTAAATGATTTTGAATCAGTTGTTTGTTTTGAATTTATTGAATTTATTGATGATTGTGAAGAAGAAATATTAAATGAACTAGAAGATTCACTATTATCAATAAGTTTAAATTCTTTAAACCTTTCTATATCTGGTAAATTTTTAAATTTATATTGAAAGTCTTTATCTATAGATATAGATACTTTACAAGTAAAATATGCACGTGTGCTGCTTTCTAAAATAGGTTCTTCATATTCAAATTTACAAGGGGATGTTAATAATAATAATTCTTCTTCAAAATATAGTGTATTTTGACCTAAAATCTTAAAATCTATATATGGAACACCTTTTTCTAAAGTTATTTCATATAATATAGGTGTGTGTGTAATTACCGATGATAGATCCATAAACGCTAATGCTATATTTTTATCCCTTGACATAGATACAAATTCTTTTTGTTCAAATATGTTATAATCTGTTGTTGTTATATTCATTCCTCTGTAAAATACTATTTCTTGAATAGGTTCAAATATTTCATTGTTTATAAATTTGTAATATGTTATTGTTGATGGTTTTTTTTTATTTGCATTATATATATATTTAGCTAGTTCAGTCTCAGTAACAATGTGTTGAATAGAATTATTTTTATATAATCTATAATGTTCTCCGCTAGTAAAATCAGTTTGTGGTATTACAAATAAATTATTTTCATTTACCTCAAATGAATCAACTTTTTTAAAATTTTTATATTTATTTAATCTTGGATAACTAATTTCGGCAGTAATATAATAAAATTGATCTAATATATATTTTTGATGAATTATTACTTTTTGAACAAAATAATGCATCTTATTTTCGCTTAAAACAACATCTCTTTTCTGTAGTATTTCATGTATAGGTTTTGTCATATTAAGAGGTAAAATTGGCTTGTTAGTATCTTTGGTTTGACGATATAGTTCTATATGTTTGCTTTCAAGAACATTGCCTTTTATATCAGCCCAATTAATTGCATATAAAGAATCGCAAATTTTAACATCATTACTTGATATTATTTTAATTTTATAATTATTTTCGCCAAATAAAATAATAACATAGTATGATTTGTTGAAAGAATCGCTTGTTATAAAAAATTCGTAATTTTCTAAATATTTGTAATATTTGCTATTTGATTTTAAATTTGCTTTTTTATCTAGTTGTATTGGTTTTTTTAATTTATTTGGGTTATTCCAATAGTCATAATAAAATTGAGATTGATACAAATATAATGTTGTTAGTTGGCTAGTTGTAAGAGTTTTTGATTTTATTTTTTCTAAATTATTTTTTGAAATATATTCATTAGTATTTGTAACATAAAAGTTTATAGGGTTAGATATTGCACATAGTTTATTATATGTTTTTATAGATACTAAATATAATTTTTTTTTATAACTTATTTTAATGTATTTTTTATTAATTGCTGTAAGTCCTGGTTCTACATATCTTTTATATTTTTCATTAAAAGGTGATGTCCAATTTACTTTATAAAACTCATATGTTGGTATTTTAACGTTTTGTTCAAAAAAATGTAGTTTTTTTAAATTAACAATATCCATTTATTTAAGTAATATAAAACTTTATATTAATATGTTCCTGCAATATTAGTTGCTGATAAAGCATGTGTTGATTGTGATAAATTTGAAATTTTTACAATAGTTTTTTTATACATCTTTTATCTAATAAATTTTCATTGTTATAACTTGCATATAATGTAATTACAGGTATTCTAAGACCATTTATTGTTTCATATTCCATATTTTCTTTATATTTTTCATCAATTTTTAATACTATACCTCGTGGTAATATAATTTCATCTTCTGGTAATACAGTTATTCTTGAATTATCAATATAAGGCACACCTTTACATAATATAATTTTATATAAAACTTTTGTTGCAAATTCTTTAGCTATTTCTATATTTTTTGATACAGATATAAATTCATTTATAGTTCTGCTGAAACTAATATTATTAAACAAATATCTTTTTACCATACCTCTATATAACACTTTATTTGTGCCTTTGCTTATTTTTGAATAATACCCTAATATGTTGTTTTATTTTATCATCGTCTATTGACGAAAAATTAGTAAGTGGTTCAAATAATAAAGGATATATTGCTATATTATAATAAAAAGTTAAACGTAAATATAAAAAATAAACCAATAATTCATTTATTAAAGGTAAATTTACGTATTTAACTTTACTATTAAAAATGTGTTTCTTTAATAAAATATTATTGATCTTTTTACATTTTACATATGTAATATTATGATTAATAGTTGCAAGATCATAACCAGTTAATTTATTCTTATATTCAAAAACTACATTGTTTATAGTTGCTTGACTGAACCATACATCATAATCAACATATTCAGCATTTATAATATCATATACCTGTTTATTAGAAGATATACTACTAATACTTTTAGTTATCTCAGAAGGTAAAGGAAAATAATTTTATTGTTGCCATTTTAACTAAACTATATAAAAACTTAATTAAAACATTTAAATACAACTAAGAAAGATGTCTGAAACCTTTTCATTTGATACTGATATTTCAGCTCTACTTAAACTTATTATCAATAATTTTTATTCCAATAAGGATATATTCTTAAGAGAACTTATTTCAAATGCTAGTGATAGTATTGACAAATATAATCATTTTTGTATTACTAACAAACCTGACAATAAAGTAGATAATTGTATTACACTTTTACCTAATAAAGAAAATAAAGAATTACATATTATTGATACAGGGATAGGTATGAATAAAGAAGAACTTATTAAAAATATAGGAACAATCGCTAGTTCAGGAACTAAAGCATTTATGGAAAAAGTTAAAGATAGCAACTTAATTGGTCAATTTGGGGTTGGGTTTTATTCTGCGTTTTTAGTATCTAAAGAAGTTTCTATTATTACTAAAAAAACAGATTCTGGATATTTTAAATGGACATCAGATGCTGGAGGACAATATGTTATTGAAGAACTTACTGAAGATAACCTTAAAGATCATATTCATCCTGATTATAATCTTACACAAGGAACTATTATTAAATGCTTATTAACCGACGAAGCTTTAGACAAATATACTGATGTTAATAAATTAAAATCCATTGTAAAAGAACATTCTCAATATATTAATTATCCTATTAAGATCTTCATTAAACGTGAGGAAACTAAAGAAGTTGAAGACGAAGAAGCATCATTAGAAGAAGATGTAACTGTTACTGATGGAACTTCTAATGTTGATTCTTCTAATTTAGATGATGTTACTATTGAAGACATTGAAGAAAAACCTAAAAAAATGAAAAAAATTACTGAAACTGTTAAAGAATTTCAATTAGTAAATGAACATAAACCTATTTGGACTAGATCAAGCAATGAACTAAAAGAAGAAGATTATTATGCTTTTTATAAGTCTTTAACAAATGATAATGAAAAACCTTATACTTATAAACATATTAGCGGTGAAGGACAAATAGAATATAAAGGCATTTTGTATTTACCTAAAAAAATTAAGAATAATGTATTTGAAAGAGGTGTAACACAAAATAATATTAAATTATATGTTCGTAAAGTATTTGTAAGCGATAATAGTGCGGTTTTATGCCCCGAATGGCTTCATTTTATTTCAGGCATCGTTGATACTGATGATCTACCTCTCAATGTATCACGTGAAATATTACAGGAGAATAAGGTTATTAAAGTTATTAAAAAAGCAGTTGTTAAGAAAAGCATTGATATGTTAAAATCTGCTATGAATGATATGGATAATTATCTCAAAATCTATAAGACTTATCAAAAAAATATTAAACTTGGTGTTTATGAAGAAAGCGGTGATCGTGAAAGGGTTTCTGATCTTTTAATGTTCTATTCGGCTAATTCACCTGATAAGATGATCACATTTGACGATTATATTACATCTATGAATGAAAATCAAAAACATATTTATTACATTGCAGGAGATAATATGGATATACTTAAAACATCTCCATTCTTAGATAGGTTCAAGAAAAATGATTTAGATGTTCTATTTATGACTGATCCTGTTGATGAATATATGTGTCAACGACTTATGCAATACAAAGAATGCACTTTAACCTGCATCACCAAAGGTGATATTGAATTACCTAATACAACTGATGCTGATAAAGAACTTATTAAAAAACAGAAAGAAGAATATAAATCACTTTGTGATTATATCAAACGTCTTTATACCACCTTTAGTGAAGTTAAAATTACTAATAAAGTATCTGAATTACCTTGTATAGTATCTTCACCCGAAAATGGTTTCTCGGCTAATATGGAAAAGATCATTAAATCGCAAACATTAGGACAAACTGATAATACTAATGCTATGTTAAATAAAAGAGTGTTGGAAATTAATCCTCTACATCCTATTATTAAGAAAATTAAGAATATTAATGATACTGAAGAATATAATTCATTGAGAGATCTTCTTGATCTTGTTATCAATAGTGCTTTATTGTATTCCGGATATCAAATTATCAAACCTGTTGATTTTTCTAAAAAGGTTCTCAATGTTGTTATGCTTGGTATGGATATTAATGATGATGAAGAAGAAGAAGTTGCTACTGATAAAGATCCTTTCAACAATGTTGAAACTATTGATATGACTAATGTAGATTAAATAATATTTATCTATAATAAGAAAATATGAAAAATGTTATTTTATTATTAGTATTTATTGGTATATTAGTTATAGTTCAAGGTTATTATGAAAATAAAATTAGTAATGTTAAAAAACAACAAACAATAACCAAATACGTGCCTTTACACACATATGAAGGAAAAATGAATGGAGCTGAATCAATTGATAATCAATTTAAAAGTTCTTTCGAGAAAATTATAAATATAGAGAATAAAAATGTATAAACTATTTACATCTACTCCTATTGAGTTTAAAAAACACTGTATGGTGTTTAATACTAATAAACAAGAAGAATTAAATATGTTAGTTGATCTTCGTGATAAATATATTACACATATATCATCTAAACGTAAAGACTATGAAGAACACTATGCAGAATATTTAAGACAATCTTCTGATACTAACGATTATATTGAACGAGTTAATTTATTTAAAACATATCCTTTTAAAAAACCTGAATTTGATATTTATACTTATAAAAATTATTTTGAGTTAAAAGAATTAAATGAAGATTAATCCAAGTTTTGAATTTCAATTTATACCTTTTATTTTAGCATTTATTATTGGAATTATTTACATTGTTGTTACAAATAATACCAAAGAAAAAATAGTTAAAACACCTACACCTTTTTCCAATAATCTTTATTCCGATTTTGATGGAGAATGTTATAGGGTTAATGTTGTTGAAACAGAATGTAATGGCAATGAACAAGAGTTCAATTTTGCTATATAAGTTTTAATATTATTTTTATGTTTTTAGTTAGAATACGCTAATCCACCCATTCCACTTAATATACGTAAAACATTGTAATTTACAGCATATACAAATAATTCACCTGGTTTACTACTTTTAACTTGTAATTGTGCTGTATCTATCCTCGACATATTTAATGTTCCTGATGGTTGATGTTCTTCGGGTTTTAATGCAAATGAATATACATTAATACCTTGATTGACTGGTATATTATTGTGATGTTGATAAGGTTGAACTAACGAAAAATACTTTCCATCCCTTTCTGCAAAACGATCATTTCCGTTTAATTGAAGTTTAGCTGTTGTTATTAGATTATCTTTAATTGTATTATTGTCTGCGGCATTTGTAAAGTTATTCCAATTTACATTACAACCTGTTATATCTGGTTCAGGTCTTACTGCCCATACAAGTTCTTTACAAGGGTGATTAAAACTTAAACGTGATGCTTTTACTGTATTTGCTGTTATAGTTTCTGTTCCTGTAAATTGCAATTGTTCGATAAGATATTCGTGCGATAATTGAGCAAACCTTTTACGTTCGTCTGTATCTAAAAATATGTAATCAGCCCATAATGTAGCACTAAATGATTCGAAATCTTCTTGTGAATCTTGAACGGTTATTGTAGAATCTGAAGCAAGTGCATCATCTTGGTTTGTTGCTCTGATATTTTCCATTGAATTAAATTCTATATTAACTTTAACTTCGTGGTATTGAAGAGCTATTAGCGGTAATGCTAAACCAACATTACGACAAAACCAAAATTCAAGAGGAATATATAAATCTATTGTTTTGTCTTTTAATTCAACTGATTTATTTGCAGAATTACCACCAACCATTTCATAATATCCTTCTTTTTTACCTTGATCCATTGTAAGTTCATTCCAAATATACATCCATTCACCATATTGTTTATCAATACGTTGTCCTCCTATCTCAAGTTCCGTATGTTTTATCATTCTATAACCATAAAAAGGTTGAAGATATATTGCAGTTGATCCTGCTACTGCTTTTATTTGTAAATATAATTTATGTACTAAATCACCATTACGGGAGATTTGACATGTTACACGATTACCTAATTCAGCATTTCCGTTAAAAGTTTGTTGTATAGATTCTAATGAAAAATTAGTATGACGACGATAAACTACTTTGAAGAATGTTATTTGTGGATTACCTGTAAGATAAACATCTTGAGCACCATATGCTACTAGTTGTAGAAGACCTCCGCCCATTTATTTAAAAATATATATTTATTTAATATAAATGTCGTGGGGTATTATATTTCTCATACTTTTTGCGATAGTTATTTTAGCTGTTGTTGGTATTACTATTTATTTATTTTTAATAAAAAAATACAATATTAAACAGGTGTATTATATGATTAAATATCGTGGTGATGAAACTGCCCTAATGAAAGATATGATGAAAAAGTTTATTGTCGGTAAATTAGAATCTACTGAAAATAAACCTACACTTGTTTTATATAAAAACGAATATGATACATGGACTTTATACAATGATAAATATACTAAACTTAGAACTGAAGATGGTAAATATATAGATGATACACCTATAAAAAATGATGATATAGTATATATAAAAAACACCAACGAATATAAAGTTAAATTAGAATAATGTTGTTTAATTCTGGTTTTGTTAAAAAACCAGAAATTTGTTTTGTAATACCTGATAAACCATGGTATGTTAATGAAAATATACTTATTGCTAAACAATCTAATATTGAACAAATATTTATTAATGGTATTGAAAATGCTTTACTTATATCTAGTTTTATGATATGTTATTCAGTTATAACTGGTAATCCTTCACATATTGTTAATAAATTAAATAGGATAACGTCTAAGTTTATGAACTTTAATAATTATTATTTTCAATCTGCTTTAACTAGTTCAATTATTTCAATGTTTTTAGGTGTCAATGCCGTATTAGGATATCCTAATATGGTAAATAAAAAGAAGTAAGTAATAATTTAGTTAGAATACGCAAGACCACCCATACCACTGAGGATACGGAGGACGTTGTAGGAGTGAGCGTAGATATTGACTTTGTCTGCACCACCACCGCCTAATTTAAGTTGCGCAGTATCAATGCGAGACATATTAAGAGTTCCAGATGGTTGATGTTCTTCCGGTTTTAATGCGAAAGAATAAACATTGATAGTGTTACCTGTAGGAATATTGGTATGATGTTGATATGGTTGAACGTGAGTGAAATATTTTTGTTCACGTTCAGCAAAACGATCATTACCATTAAGCATAAGTTTGGCAGTTCCACAATGTCCTGTAGTTGCGCCTGAACCTCCTGATCCTTTCCATATAAGTTCTTTAACGGGGTGATTAAAAGATAATTTAACCGACCCACCAGTAGTACCTGATAAAGTTTCCTCTCCAGTGAATTGCACTTGTTCAATTAAATATTCGTGAGATAATTGAGCAAAACGACGACGTTCGTCAGTATCTAAGAAGATGTAATCAGCCCATAGGGTGGCATCTGTAATAGCAGCTCCAAACTCAATATTAATTTTAACTTCGTGATATTGTAAAGCAATTAAAGGAAGAGCTAAACCAATATTACGACAGAACCAAAATTCAAGAGGAACATATCGTTTTCCCGTTGCTGCTCCTTTAATCATAGTATTATAACCAGCTTCCTTTCCTTTTGGTAAAGTAAGTTCATTCCAGATTTTCATCCAATCACCATATTGACGATCAATTAATTGACCACCAATTTCTACTTCTACTTTTGCAATAGAATCTCTACCATCAGTAGCATCTTCATTTAAAACTACATATAATTTATGAACTAAATCACCATTACGAGAGATTTGGCAAGTTACACGTTTGTTAGCACCTGGGGTTCCGTTAAAGGTTTGTTGAATAGATTCAATAGAGAAGTTAGTATGACGACGATAAACTACTTTAAAGAAAGTGATCTGAGGGTTGCCGGTAAGATAGACATCTTGGGCACCATAAGCTACAAGTTGAAGAAGACCTCCACCCATTTTTAATATAAGCTAAGAAAATAATTTTAGATTTATATTATAAATAAAAATAATTTTAGATTTAAGTTTAGTTAGAATACGCAAGACCACCCATACCGCTGAGGATACGGAGGACGTTGTAGGAGTGAGCGTAGATTTTGACCTCTCCTGCAGATGCAGAAAACGAAAGTTTAAGTTGAGCAGTATCAATACGAGACATATTAAGAGTTCCCGATGGTTGATGTTCTTCAGGTTTTAATGCAAATGAATATACATTGATATATGAATCTTCTTCAGGAATATTAGTGTGATGCTGATAGGGTTGAACGTGAGTAAAATACATATCACTACGTTCTGCAAAACGATCATTACCGTTAAGCATTAGTTTTGCATTACCAGTAGATTTATTAGTTGTCCCATCAGAATCTGTTCGTTGCCATATAAGTTCTTTAACCGGATGATTAAATGAAAGTTTGGCATTTAGAGAAATATCAGTAGCACTTAAACTTTCACCACCAGTGAATTGCACTTGTTCTATTAAATATTCGTGAGATAATTGAGCAAAACGACGACGTTCATCAGTATCTAAGAAGATGTAATCAGCCCATAAAGTGGCATCAGAGAAAGAAATATCAGCATCAAACTCAATGTTAATTTTAACTTCGTGATATTGTAAAGCAATTAGTGGTAATGCTAAACCAATATTACGGCAGAACCAGAATTCAAGAGGAACATATGCATCTGTAGAACTTGTTACATTAATCATTGCATCATAACCATTTTTCTTTCCTGCAGGTAAAGTAAGTTCATTCCAGATTGTCATCCAATCACCATACTGACGATCAATTAATTGACCACCAATTTCTACTTCTACTTTTTTAATGCATTTACGAGCATCACTAATAGATGATGTGTGTGTAAAAACTACATATAATTTATGAACTAAATCACCATTACGGGAGATTTGGCAAGTTACACGTTTTCCGTTACTAGCATTTCCGTTAAAGGTTTGTTGTATAGACTCAATAGAGAAGTTAGTATGACGACGATAAACTACTTTGAAGAAAGTGATCTGAGGGTTGCCGGTAAGATAGACATCTTGGGCACCATAAGCTACAAGTTGAAGAAGACCTCCACCCATTTTGTATTTATTATTAATACAGAAAAAAAATAATTTGTTAATATATTTAGTTAGAGTAAGCAAGACCACCCATTCCACTAAGAATACGAAGCACATTGTAATTCACAGCATACATATTGAGAGTTCCTGGAGCTGAAGCATCAGTACCATCTCCAGCGGTTCCAACAATAGCAGTTGCTGTATCAATACGAGACATATTAAGAGTTCCAGATGGTTGATGTTCTTCTGGTTTTAATGCAAAAGAATATACGTGAATATGTTTTCCATCGGGAATATTTTCGTGATGTTGATAAGGTTGGACGTGTGTAAAATATTTAGCATCACGCTTAGCAAAACGATCGTTACCGTTAAGTTGAAGTTGGAAATCAGTTGTTGATTGATACCCATTCCATAATGCAGATGTAGTGGCATTAGTAGGTTTGTTAACCCATACTAATTCTTTAACCGGATGATTGAATGAAAGTTTGGATTTTGTTGTTACAGTTGCAGTAGCACTAGAACTTGCAGCAATTGATTCACCACCAGTAAATTGAACTTGTTCAATAAGGTATTCGTGAGATAATTGAGCAAAACGACGACGTTCGTCAGTATCTAAGAAGATATAATCCGCCCATAATTCTACATTTGAAACTTCTGTTATTCCGGGATTTTCCACATCATTTAATGTAAGATTAATTTTAACTTCGTGATATTGTAAAGCAATTAGTGGTAATGCTAAACCAATATTACGGCAAAACCAGAATTCAAGAGGAACATATACATTTGCTGAAGTCTCTGGATCAGTAGTATCAGGAAATGTTTTAATCATTTCCTTAAAACCATCTTCTTTGCCTTTAGGAAGTGTAAGTTCATTCCAAATATACATCCATTCACCATATTGACGATCAATCATTTGACCACCAATTTCAACTTCTACTTGTTTGACTAACCAATGTCCAATATTTTTATAAATTGTAGAAGCTGTTTTTGTTACAGTAGCTTGTAAGTATAACTTATGAACTAAATCACCATTACGGGAGATTTGGCAAGTTACACGCTGACCTAAGGTAGCATTTCCATTAAAGGTTTGTTGTATAGACTCAATAGAGAAGTTAGTATGACGACGATAAACTACTTTGAAGAAAGTGATCTGAGGGTTGCCGGTAAGATAAACATCTTGGGCACCATAAGCTACAAGTTGAAGAAGACCTCCACCCATTTTATTCTTAGTTAAGATAAAAAATATTAATGTATAAAACTACAGATTTTTTCTCAACTTATGTTTTGTTATGGTATTTTTTATATATTTTAGCTATTATACCTTTTAATCCTGTTATTATATTTTATTTAATTTTATCATTTGTATGTTGGATGTTATGTTATATGATTTATCTTAACATATCTACAAAAAAAATATTATTCTTTATTGTTTTTGGAATTATTTTAATTAAAGTTTTACCAATTTTAACATTAAAGCATGAATTTAATACAAAAGATCTTGCATTTGGATTATCAATGTTTATAGTATATCATATCATATTGTATTATACAAAAGGTATTGAACCTATTCAATTCTATATGAACTTTATTAAATACTTTAAAGATCTTCCAGATAATTTAGCATATATGTTTAACGATTTAGTTATTAAACAATTTTTTACAAATAATATAAATAGTGTATATCACACAATATTTTAATTAGAATAAGCCAAACCACCCATACCACTTAAAATACGTAAGACATTATAATTAACACCCCATACCCTTATTGTTCCTAATTTTTTAGGTTTTACCACTAATTTAGCCGTATCAATTCTTGACATATTTAATGTTCCTGATGGTTGATGTTCTTCAGGTTTTAACGCAAATGAATATACATTTATACCAGCATTAGTCGGTATATTTGTGTGATGTTGGTATGGTTGAACTAACGAGAAATACTCTCCAGTCCTTTTAGCAAAACGATCATTGCCATTTAATTGTAAATTAGCTGAAGTAATTGAATTGTTGCCATCCGGATCTATACCAAATAAGGTATTTTGAAGTTTTAGATTTGATTCGTCGCCAAATTTTTCGATTGCTTCAGCATTAGATTCTGTAAATAATTCATTATCAGTATAATTATACCATTGATTTTGTTCATTTGCTTTTTCAGTATCATTGATAGTCCATATAAGTTCTTTAACAGGGTGATTCATAACTAAAGCAATATTTTGTTCGTTTGTTCCTGAAAGCGTATTTTCATTCATTTGCACTTGTTCTATTAAATATTCGTGCGATAATTGAGCAAATCTTTTACGTTCATCCGTATCTAAGAATATGTAATCACACCAAATAGTCGCATTTTTAATTGATTTAATATTAGCAATTTGAACATCTGCATTTTTAACATAAGCAGTTCCATTATAAGTGCAATTATTAAATGTTTCTATTTCTATATTTATTTTTACTTCGTGATATTGAAGAGCAATTAATGGTAATGCTAAACCAATATTACGACAAAACCAAAACTCTAAAGGAATATATACTTTATTATCCGTAAAACTTGTCATATCAGTATCTGCACCGATCATTTCTTGGTAACCATCCATTTTTCCAACAGGTAATGATAACTCATTCCAAATATACATCCAATGTGAATATTGTTTATCAATCTTTTGACCACCAATTTCAACTTCAACTGATTTCAATAAACGATGACCTATAAAATTAACATAACGATCTAAATCTTCAGTAAGAATATTATATATAGCATCTCCGTCTTTTAATTTTTCTAATTCTACTTCTACATACATTTTATGAACTAGATCACCATTACGGGATATTTGACAAGTAACACGATTACCCCAATCAAACTTTCCGTTAATTGATTGTTGTATAGATTCTATTGAGAAATTAGTATGACGACGATATACTACTTTAAAAAAAGTAATTTGAGGATTTCCTGTTAAATATACATCTTGTGCTCCATAAGCAACTAACTGTAATAATCCACCACCCATTTTTAATTATTAAGCATATAAAAAATTAACTTGCAAAAAGTAATTAAATATGATGAAAGAAAGATGTAGTAAGAAAAGAATACACGTTGTAGATAATACTAAAGAAATCTCAACTCTAGATGATATTCATATTAATAGCATAAAAAAATTTGAAGCTAAAAATAAAAGAGCTGAAGAAATAACCGAACAAATTAATAAATTGAATATCATATCAATGACAGATATTTCTTGGTTATCTAACGTTGAAATTAAAGAACAAATTAAAGATTATACAAGTGAGTTAGATAAACTTAATAGTGAAAATGAACTTGATTATTACGAAAATGTTGGAGAAATATTGTTTAATTATTATGATATAGTTAATCAAAATGTTGATGTTAAGCAAGTTAATCCTAAAAAATATACTATTTTAGAAGCACTTAATATTGAAATGGATAATAACAGTGTAATAGGAGAGTATAAAGATAAATCTAAATTAGTTAATGAATATTTAGCAATAACAGACAATAAATACATCAATCATATGAATGGTGAATTTACTAACTCTAAATGTCTTAATTGTAATAACGAAATGACTAATTTAGTTCAAGAAGCATTAATAGTATGTTTCAGTTGTGGTTATCAAGATGTTTTATTAGCAGAACAAAATAGACCTATAATGTTATATGATAAGAAAGACGGTATTCATTATAGTTATAAACGTATTAATCATTTTAGAGAATGGATATCACAAATACAAGGGAAAGAAAGCACTGATATACCAAATGAAGTATTTGAAAAAATACTAAATGAACTTAAAAAAGAGAAAATTACTGATACAACTAAACTTACACCTAAGTTTATGAGAACAATATTAAAAAAATTAAGAACACATAAATATTATGAACATACTGCATATATTATTAATAGAATTAATGGTATTCCACCACCTCAATTTTCACCAGAATTAGAACAAAATCTATCTAATATGTTTATGCAAACACAACCTTTATTTATTAAATATGCACCTGCAAATAGATTAAACTTTATTTCATATTCTTACATTTTACATAAATTCTTTTTAATTTTAGATATGCCAGAATACCTCGCTTTATTTCCTTTACTTAAAAGTAGACAAAAAATAGCTCAAAATGAAGAAGTTTTTAAGAAAATATGTAAAGAATTGAAATGGACTTGGATTCCTAGTATTTAAAAATGATTTCGTTAATTGTAAATAATAAATGTATATCATCTTTGATACTGAAACTACTGGTTTAATACCTAAAGATTCTTCAAATAATTACTATCATTATACAAATACTTCTAAATATAATAATGCTAGAATGATCCAAATTAGTTATGAAATATTAGATCACACTTTAAATGTTATTGCTACAAGAAGCTTTTATATTAATGAAGTAGATACGGTTAGTAATTCTCAGTTTCATAATATTACAAAAGAGTTATTAGAAAAAGAAGGTATAAGTATGACTCGGTTTTGTGATATATTTACTGAAGATCTTAATATTTGTTCTAGAATTATAGCACATAATTTACAATTTGATTATTTCATTTTAATGAGTGAATTATATAGATTTGGATTTACTGATATTATTAATAAAATTAATTTACTTAAATTAATCTGTTCTATGAAAAAAACTAGACATTTTGTTTGCCATAATAAAAAATATCCCAAGTTATTGGAATTATATAATTACGCAAATAATAGTAATCTTAAAGAACTACCAAATGCACATAATTCAATGTTTGATGTTATGTATTTACGTATTGCTCTAGTTAAACTTAAGAGTAATAATATATTTGATATATTTATGTGCGAATAATTATATATTTCAATTATATTTTTCATTAAATAAGATTATGACTGATAAACTTGATGTTTTGGTAGAAAACAAGAATGAATATTTAGAACATTTAACTGATATTTCTACTATACCTATTTGTAAGTTCTTTGTTAATATTGCAAACAATTGTAGTTCATTAAAAGAATTTCAAAATGAATTAGTATTATTAACAAAATGGAATAAACAAAAACAAGATGGTAAAATGAATACTATTCATAAATTAATTGAAGAAGATCAGGCAACACCTCAATATATGTTAAAATTATTATCTGAAATTATTTCTAAAAGTATTAAAATTAAAATTATTGAACATAAATCTATTATTAAATCATTAAAAGTATATATTCCTGAATGGTATGAATTTTTATATAAAGTATGTATATTAGCATCTAACATATTTTGGAAAAATCCAGTTTTATTTTATAAAAAAGTATCATCTATTGAAAGACAAAATAACATTAATACTATTGAAAAAATAACTAAAACCTGTATTAAGAATGCTGTAAGATCTTTTATTCCTTTAAATAAAATTATTAATGAATTAACTGATATTACAGGAGGAGGAGAGATTAATATTACTAATACTCAAACTTTAGTAGAAAATGA